TGCTAAGAAATGCGAGGCGGCCCGACATGTAGTGAAGTCAGATGGCTCGCGCTTTGATGGGCATGTGAAACGTGCCCTTCGACTTCTGGAAAGGTTGGCGATGCTCCGCTTCTTCGCTCCCGAACATCATGAGGAGTTGAATAAGGCTATGGATGAACAGATCGCCATTCCTGGTACCACGCGCTATGGGCGGAAGTATGCCTCAGCGTGGACCAGAGGTTCAGGTTCGCTGGAGACCTCCGATTTCAACTCGGTGGCCACAGCATTTATCGATTATCATGCGCAGCGAAATACCACTGTTGCCGGTGAGAAGAAGTCCCCAGAGATGGCGTGGGCTTCCCTCGGCATCTTTGGGGGCGACGACGCCTTGTCTATTGACGTCGACCCAGCTGCTCTGAAGATGAGCGCAACCGAACTGGACCAAGACTACGATTGCACCGTAGTTGTCCGGGGCCAACCGGGCGTGGCGTTTTTGAACCGCCAGTTCGGCCCCGAGGTTTGGGGTGGAGACCCTAACTCCATGGCCAATCCAATCCGACTACTTGGTAAATTGTTTGTCGGCCCAGCGACGCTTCGAAATCCGCTGGAGAAACTCGCAGAACGGCTCTCAGGGTACTACCGGATGGATAAGAACTCCCCGGTTATTGGGCCTATTACTCGAGTTGCCCACGCATTGCTCGGTGAGCGCGTGGATGGAGAGCTGATGCCGTGGGATGGCCAGCACTCAGCCGAAGTCAATTGGCCCAATGAGGACTGTACGGGCTGGATGCGAACGATGTTTGATACGTTCGTACCCGACTTCGACCATGACCGGTTTGCCGAGTGGATCCGTACTATTGTGACCACTCGTGACCCCGGTCTCCTGCTCCAAGCCCCGCTATGCACCTCAGCTGGGCCTGAACAACAGGTAGCAGTGAAGAAGTCCATGATTGTTGGCGATCAGCTTTTGCATCCGCCGACTCTCGTGGCCACAGCCGTGCCTGCGGTAGTGGAAGTCGAGGCTCCTGTTTTGGTGGAGCCTGAGGCCCCTGTGAAGGTGCCTGAACTGACGTCCCCGCAACTGGGCAAGCCGACGGAAATGGCGGCTTTTACCGATGCCCAGTGGAACTCGCTTACGTTTGAGCAGCAGGATATGTTGCTCCATGGTGAGTATACCACAGCTGATGCGCTTGCGTTTATCGAGCGAACTCTGGTTGGAACAGAGATGGCGGGTGCTCCCACCGCCGCGAACACCGCCCTGCCTAAGGTGGGCGTGAAGGGGCTTGCTGAACCTAAAGA